ATTTCAAAGTTCTTTTTTAGGTACTCATTAATAGATTCAACTCCTTCAGGTTGTTCTTCTTGGTTTGTTTCCGCACCAAGTTTTATTTTACCGCCAAATAAAGGACTTTCAATCTCTATTGTACCGTCATCGGTATTCTCGTTTGAATTACCGCCTTGATTTTCTTGAGTTTCCTGAGTTTCTTGAGCTTGTTCATTCGCTTGCGATTCTTGATTCTGCTCACCTTGACCTTGCTCTTGCTGAAATTGATTTTCAGGTGCTTGGTTTTGGCTCTCTTGTGAAAACTCTTGTTCCTCTGTATTCATCTTGTTTGCTAACTCTTCTGGCAATGATGAATTTCTCATATTTTTTAACGCATTTAATGCGCTATTTTCAAAATCCTGTTCCATAATTTTTCTTCTGTTCTACTACAAAATTAGTAACAAATATACAAATAATTTTTATTGTGCAACATTTTGACTATTTTTTTGTTGGTCTGAAATCATTTTCATCATAGACTTATCAAAATCGTTTTGTTGTCTTGATTGCTCTAATTGAGCTTGAGTGTTTTCAGAATTTATTCTATCTTGTCTTTGTTGCTCCTGCATACCCATAGCTTGTTGTTGTGCAACTTCCATTTGTTGTTGCATTTCAATAGCTTGTTGTCTTTCTGCTTCCGCGCGTAATTTTGCTTGCTCACGTAATGCTCTTGTAACATCGTTTGGTGTTGAACGATTGTACAGATTAGCGAACACTTTATCATTAATCAATCCTTGTTGCATAAATACTGCCAACATTTGATTTGCTTGTGAACGAAGTGTGTTGTCATCGTTTTCACGCTCTACAAACACGTTAAAATCTTCATTTTTTAAATCTTCTGATAGTTTAAGTATTTCTGCTCCATCTTCACCAAGGATATTCACAATTTGAATACCTGAATCAATGTAATAGTTTTTACCAACTGTTGCTACGTGTTTGTAGCATTGTAAGAATAGGTTTGCCATTGCTTCGTAAAAAGGCTCTTGCATTAATGAACCTCTTTGAATCAATAACTGTGTTACACCTACTAATTGATCTTGTCCTGTTGATTCCCCGCGCAATCCTTCATTGATTCCTGTTGTGTCATTCATCATCTGCTTAATGATTGGAATAATGTTGAACATTGCGTATGTTCCTTGTTTTGGTGTGTTGTCGTAATAACCGACTGTATTTGGAACTCCTTTACCTTTTGTTCTTACAGTAATCGGGTTTCCTTCTTTGATGTCGTAATAGATGTCATCTTTTGAGTTTGGATCAATTGAATCTTCATCAATCACAATATTACTTCCTCCTGCATTGTTAATCAACTGCTCCGTAACAGATAATACTCTATTGATAAATCTTTGAGGGTCGATTGCATCATCTACCGGTGAAAACACTTCTCCATCTACATATCCCCAAGTTGAAACTTTAATTGGAAATTTACAATTCGAAAAATCGTATAAATCTACTTCTTGGTAATCTAGTAATCCGTATTCTAACACAATGTCACCTATTTTATTTTCAGGTAACTGTCTGTCGTTGTAAGATGCAACTATTTCAGAAGGTATGAACGAGCAGTATCTAACTGAATCCATGTACAGTTTGCGTTTGTTTGTGTTTTTAAACAAACGTCTGTTTTCAACTGAATTTGGTGGGTCAATTAAATCTTTATCTGTGTATCTTGGTGAATCTTCTCCTGGGTATGTGTAATTGATTCTTGTTAAATAAGGCTCATTTGTCATTTGGTCAATTACATAACCGTATTCCCATCTGTCTGTATCTTTCCAATAACAAGTGTAAACAGGTAGTCTATACGAATGAAATGAACGCGTATTTGAATTGTCTACGTTTATTTCTGCGTGTTGTGCTGACGATGCGTAATTTTCAATTGCTAATGCTTCTTCCGGTTTCAATTGCCAACGCTCCAATATATATGATGGGTCGTATGGATTCATGTAACCCATAAATGAAGCATCTGTCAAGTCTGGTTCTCTAGCATCTCTATCCCAAAAGAAATCTTCAGATTCTACGTTTCTAAATCTTTGATGACCTCCTTGCTCAAAAGCTTCGATTGCAGCCAATCCACTCAATGCTAAATTCAATGCGATTTTCGGTTGTTTCTTTTCAAACTCGTTTAAGTTTTTAGAGAATTTAAGTAAAGCATTGATTTGTTTTACGTATTCATCTACGTAAAGATTTGAGAATATGATTTGAGTTTCATCTGATGTTTCCCCGATGGATTTATCAGCTTTTCTCATTTCTTCTCCCATTGTAGGGAATTGTCTTGCTAATTCTGTTTTGAATAATTTCTCTTGAAGCATTTTTTCCCGGCGATCAATCGAAAGCGGGGAAATACTTTGTGCTGCTGCATTTATTTTTAAGATAATTGCATTACCTCTGTACTGCTCAACCATTGGTCGAATCAAGTTATTGGTGATCTTTAACCTATTTCTGTCGTTTCCTGAAGAGTCTTTTAAGAATACCTCAATATCCTCTTTGTCGTTCCATTGCTTGTTTTTGTAGAAATCTTTGTTCCTTTTTATTTTGTGCAACCACTCATTATGAGAAGCTGTAAAAGCATTTGAAACACACCATTTAGCATAATCTAAGTGATATACTTTATCCGAATCTTTGTTTTCTGTTTTGATTCGGTTTGGTTTATTTGGATTCTGTTGTATAAATAAAGACATCTCTATTAATTTTGTTCATGGAAATCATCAGCGAAGGACATACCATCTGTTCCTTCATCTGTTTCATCTGAATCATATTTTCCTGTTACAGCAAAATTATCTTCCAATTGGCTTACAAGTTTTGGAATATTAGCTGTTGCACTTGTTATTGTATCAACGAAGGCTTTCTTTTTTGACCAATCAACTTCATCATCTTTGTTCAGAAATTGAGATGTGTCTGAAGCATCTACGTTTAAAATCTTTTCAATGTTTTCTAATGTTTTTTCAAACATCATTTTTGCTCTAATTCTTGGACCTACTTTGAATTTCTGCATTACTGTGATTGCTCTTTCAATTTTAGCAGGAAATCTACAATCAATTAATGATTTATATTCTGGTCCTGAAATAGAAAGTTTTCCGCCCGATGTCATGCACGATTTGTCTGCTGCTTTCTTTGAACGAATGAAATCATCATTCAAGTGAAAGAATGGAGATGCTTCACAAGCATAATACCAAACAAACAACATTTCATGCACCCTTAAATCTTTGAATTGAGGATATGACTTCAATTCTGGGTAATCTATATATAAAGCACGTTTGCTTTTCGGCGCGAAAATACTAAACTCTGATAATTGAAACTTTTTCTGTTCAATTCTTTTATCTGATTCTTCCTGACTCATGCTCTTACTACTGCTCTGTATAATTTACCATCCCTATCTCTTAGAAGCCTTGTTTTCATGTGAGGTTTCACCTGCTCACTATTCATATCAATCGGGTTTCTATGAGCGTAACTTAACGCACAAATATACGAAAAAACTAATGCAAACAATACGTCATCATCGTATTTTCTAGTATCTGTTACACCCCAAGTCTTATTTCCTTTTTCGTTTACAGTACAAACAAACGTTCTCAACTGCTCAAATACTACTCCGAAGTATATTGTATTTCCGTACAACAATAAAACTTCTATAAGTTTGTTTATGATAAACTCATTTCTTAAACCTCTATTGTCAATTCCGTATAATCCAGAACCTCCTTGCATCATTTCCGGCAATTCTGTTCGTTGGACCAAATAATTATACAATCCTTTTGCATCTATGTAGTCAAAGTATGCTGTACCGATATTGGATTCTATCAAATCTTTTGCAGACATATCTCCTTGTGTTCCGTAGAACATTCCAAGTAGCATTGACTGAAGGAATACTGATTTATGGTTTGGATCACGATAATTCTGAATAGCAACCGGTGTATTGAATACAGAATCCCAAATACAAGATGCCATTTTAGAGTAGCCACCATCTGTCATAATAGGGTCAGTTCCTTTGTAATATCTGTTTTTCCAATTTTTCTTTGGGTACTGTAATATCCAAGTTGTAGCCATATCCATATTCTCATCTGAACATGGAATAAAGTTTGAGCCTGTTATTTTGTATGGAACATCACTATGTTCGTTTTCAGGCTGTGTGAAATCGTATATAGGCTCAAAATAACCTGCAACAGGTCTAATGTTATGTTCTGTTCTTAGTATTCTTTCGCGTTGTTCGTTTATCCAATCAATTCCAACAAGTAGTTTATGAGATGAAAGGAACATATCTTCTATAATTGAAGGATATGCTTGTCTGAACTGAACTGCTTTTGCTTCTTTTTCTGGTCCTTCAACTGTGTAGACTGCTTTTTCTTTTAAGTAGAAGTCTTTTGTAATACCAGGTCTTGTTGTCCAATCAAAGAACAATGGAATCATTCCTGAAGAATATTTTCCTTCGTTCCATAATTTTAGGTTGTCGTAAAATTCAACTTCAAATGCTTTTCCGCCCTTGTCCATTTCTCCACCTGTTCCCCAAACTATAATCTGACGAGTCATTTTTAGTTTCTTGGTTTCTTGGTCATACATGAACATTGTAGGTCGAGCTTCTTTAATCATTTTACCAAGAATACTTATGTAACCTGCTTCATCGACTAATACCATCTGTGGTGAACCACCGTTGATTGCTGCTGTGGATGGAGCGACTACTTGTATTTTTGAATTTGCACCACCTTTAGAACCTTTCTTTTCCGCCTTACGACCAAATCGCAACATATTATCCCTATCGTTCAATACAGACAATTTCATGTAGCCCGGAAGTTCGTTGAATGGGTATTTTATTTTGTCATCAAAAATCTCAGTTACTTTATCTTTGTCTTGGGCAACCATTTTCAAGAAAAAGTTTCTTCTTGTTAATACTTTACATAACGCAATCCCTCCAATGGTTGAAGTTGCTGCAATCTGTCTTGGCTTACCAACCATTAGCGAATAGCCTGCATCGATTAGGAAACAAAGAACTTTGTGTACAGGTTTTGATAAGTACTTCATGTTTCCTGAACTCATATCACCCTCTTTTAGCATGAGGTATTTGTCCATGAAATATAAAGTGTTTTCCCGGCAACGTTCCATTTCGCGGAAAACATAATCTCTTCTTTCGAATTGGTCTGTTAGCGTATAATAACTCACATCATCATTTAACCAATCTTGTGCTTGCTGACAATACATCGCAAATGGTTTGTACGGAATCATTGTTTGAAAACCTCTGTTAATTGAGTTTATCCATGCAATAAATTCAGGTGAATGATCCAAAATATCTTTTGGTTTCCATTGGTCTGATGTGATTTCTTTTCCGCCGTTGTATTTAAACAGACTAGAATTTGCCAGGTTATCATACGTTTCATTATCCAATACGATATGCCGTTTATTTGGCTCGGAAAACGGTAATTCATCAACGTTCTCTACAATGTCAATGTATTTATCCGCCTGATTTTGAATTTCGGCAGAAACGTGTTGATACGCGTTATCTTCTTTTCGATACTTGGTAGGTTTTTCAGC